CCAGCCCTACTCCGCAGCTCACCAGCCGTTTCCGGCACAAGACAGCCACAACAAGGCCAAGGCTAACGGATTTCAGGAGCTAGACGATGACATCCCGTTCTGATGACTGATGCGGTTCTTTACCGGCCTTCACCAACCTGCAGATGCCAAGCATTTCGATGCCGCGTTTGTGAGTGTTAATCGTTTGCGCTCGCGTCGTGGGCCTTTTCTTGTTGGTGATTGGATTATGGATTCTGGCGCGTTCACCGAAATAAGCACGCACGGACACTATCGGCATTCTGCAGACGAATACTCAGCGCAGATCAAGAGGTGGTCTGGCAACGGAAACCTGCTGGCCGCTGTGTCACAAGATTGGATGTGCGAGCCGTGGATCTTGGAGAAAACCGGGCTAACCGTAGAACAACATCAGCAGCTCACAATTGAGCGATACGAGCAGATTATGGCCAGCGGAACCGGCGGTGTTTATCTCATGCCGGTGCTGCAAGGGTATGCACCAGAGGACTATGTCAGGCATATCCAGATGTATGGTTGTCGTCTTGCGCTTGGCGCGTGGGTTGGTGTTGGTAGCGTCTGCAAAAGAAATGGCGACCAGGGGCAAATAGTTGCGGTGCTTATGGCAATAAAAAAAGTTAGGCCAGACCTGAAATTACATGGATTTGGATTGAAGACTACTGCGCTATCTAGCGCACTGATTACTTCAATGCTTGAGACTGCAGACAGCATGGCCTGGTCTTTTCATGCTCGCAAAAACGGGCGCAACCCAAATGATTGGAGAGAAGCAATGCGTTGGACCAAAAACATAACAACCAAACCTGTGCAGCAGGTTTTTCCATTCTGATGGCCAGGACTAAATCCCGCATATCCGAGCAGGTACCCAGCCTCAAGAACTGGGGCGGGGTGCGCTCGATCCAGCGTCGGATGGAACGCTCGGCCACCATCGTGGAGAACCGAGAGGCCATTGCCTACTCGCTGCTGTGCATGGCCAACACCAAGATCACCGACATAATGACCTGGGATGAAAGCGGCAACGTGAAGGTGAAAGCTGCCTCAGATATCCCAGATCACGCGCTGCAGTCAATCAAAAACATCAAGGCCACCCGCGGCAAAGACGGCGCACAGACACTGGACATTGAACTCTACGACAAGGTCGGTGTACTGCGACTACTCGCTAAGGCATCAGGTCTTCTCGACAATCCTGATGATGGCTCTGACAAACCGTCCGTAATCGGTATCAATGTGCAGGCACCGGACATTGTCGATGTAGAAGAGGGGGAAAAATGATCACAGCCTCAGACGAAGTTAAACGCATATCTGCAGCTGCCAAATCCTGGCTAGCCAGATCCATCTGGTGCTTAGTCGCCCTGGCCGCCGGGGTGCTGCTTGGCATCACCTATGGCGAGGGCCGGATTATTGACGACTGCCGATTCTCCAGTAGCTTTCGCGTTGGAACCCAGGCATTTAACTGCCAGCGAAAAATGTAAGGAGCAAACCATGCCAGCTCATGTTCTAGCCCAAGATGTGGTTATCTTTTTGTTTGCAATGCTCGGATTAATTGCAGCTGTGATTTACCGAGATATACGAAAAGAAAACAATGCCAAGAACTAAAGAGCGCAGCTCCAAAGAGCTGCCATCTACCGGGCTAAACCTAGATTTCTCACGGTCGCCGGTAGTCTGGAATTTTCTGCAATCCAACGCGTTTGTGCGCGGGCTGATGGGGCCGGTGGGTTCTGGCAAGAGCTACGCCTGCGCTGCCGAGATAATGATGCGGGCAGTGCGGCAAAAGCCCAGCCCCGTGGACGGCATCCGGTATACCCGGTTTGTGATCGTGCGAAACAGCTACCCGGAATTAAAGACCACGACCATCAAAACCTGGCAAGACCTGTTTCCCGAAAACACATTCGGGCCGATGCTCTGGACACCGCCGATTACCCACCACATACGCCTGCCGTCCAGGGGAGATGCTGCCGGCATTGATTGCGAGGTTATCTTCCTGGCCCTAGACCAGCCAAAGGATGTCCGAAAGCTTTTATCCCTGGAGTTGACAGGTGCCTGGGTCAACGAGGCCAGAGAGCTGCCCAAGGCGGTGATCGATGGGCTGACCCACCGGGTTGGCCGCTACCCCACCAAGCGTGACGGCGGGGCTACCTGGCACGGTATCTGGATGGATACCAACCCCATGGACGATGACCACTACTGGTTTCGGATGGCCGAGAAAGAAAAGATGACCGGGCCCTATGCGTGGAAGTTCTACAGGCAACCAGGCGGGGTGATCGAGGTATCTCCGGGTGACCTACCAGAGAACCCAGAGGCCAACGATCACATCTTCTCTTCTGGCCGGTGGTGGAAGCTAAACCCTAAAGCAGAAAATATCTCTAACCTACCGCCTGGCTACTACCAGCAAATGCTGTTGGGCAAGAACCTGGATTGGATTCGGTGCTATGCCGAGGGCCAGTACACCTACGTCCAAGAGGGCAAGCCGGTATGGTCTGAGTACGACGACAACCTGATGTCTGGCGAGGTCGATTACGACCCATCTATTCCCCTGCAGGTGGGGTTAGACTTTGGACTTACACCAGCTGCTGTGATTGGCCAGCGGCTGCCCAATGGTCGGTGGCTGGTGCTGCATGAGATCGTCACCTCTGACATGGGTCTAGAGCGGTTTGGCCAACAGCTGCTCGCCGAGCTCAATGCTAGGTTTCCGAAGGCGCAGTTGATGGTCTGGGGCGACCCAGCCGGTATGCAGCGGGACGCGATATACGAGGTCACCGCTTTTGACTACCTGCGAACCCTGGGTCTGCGGGCGCAGCCGACACCGAGCAATGACTTCAAGGTGCGTCGCGAAGCCGGTGCTGCCCCCATGCAGCGGCTGATCAGCGGCAAGCCAGGGCTCATTGTGTCCACCAGCTGCAAGCTTTTGAGAAAGTCTCTGGCCGGCGGCTATCACTTTAAGCGCATATCAATCGGTGCTGGCCAGGAGCGGTTCAGAGACACGCCGAATAAGAACGAACACTCGCACGTTGGCGACGCTTTTGGCTACCTGCTGCTTGGCGGTGGCGAGCATAAGCGCATGACCAAGAGCGGATTGTCCCAAAGCACGCAGATAGCTCAAACGGTGGTCAATGCCGACTTTGATGTCTTTGCGGCTCGCTGAGAGGCTTAACAATCAGCCCAGGCGAGCAGGCGTGTTCTTCATGCCGTTTGCCAAGAATCACGTTGATCGCATCCATGTAAAAGCAGAAGAGGTTCTGGTTGTGGCCAGCAAATCCGAGGTGGCAGATATCTTGGATACACAGGAGAGAATGGGCGCAGCTGTTACTGCTTTTGTGGGCAACCGACCGGCTGCTGTCTTTGGGTTTGTCTCGATTTGGCCTGGCGTGGCCGAGGCATGGCTGATTGCAGATGACGTTGCAAAGTCGATGCCGATGACGCTAACCAGGGCTGCGAAGACGGTATTAGATATCGCTGAGATATCCATGTCATTGCATCGTTTGCAGATAACCGTTAGATCTACGGATACGCGTGCGTACAAATGGGCAGCTGCAGTCGGCTTTACTGAAGAATGCCTGATGAAAAAGTACGGCACAGACCAGGTCGATTATTTTTTAATGATGAGGTGATCATGGGCGGTATGTTTAAAAAACCGGACACCGGGCCACAAGAGCGGGCAATCGAAGAGCAGCGAAAAGAAAATGAGCGGCTCAAGATGCAGGCCGAAGAAGAGCGTCGCGAACTTGGCGAACAAGCAGCCTCAAGACGGCAAGCTCGGCAGCGCGGTGGTTCTCGGATGTTGTTATCTAGCGCACGCCTGCTGCCAGAGCAGGGAATCCAAACACTTGGTTCATCTGAAATAGGAGTGTAATGATGAGTGCTGTAACCAGCCCAGTTAAAAAACTTTTTAGCAAACCAGAAGTGCGGCAAGCAGCGGCAGCTGCACCGGAACCCGCAGCCACTGCAGCCGCGCCAAGGTCAGCTGCAACCGCTATGGACGAAGTAACAGCCGCTCGCCGCCGTGCGCGTCGCGGTGCTCGCGCTCTTTTGTCTGAGCAGCGTTTGACACCGGAAGTTGGTG